GTTGTAGGAATTGATCGCGCAAAAATGAGACTTTATGATGTAGATCAGACTGCACAAAACGATATTCTTGACAATGGGCAAGAAGAGGAGTATGATAACGAAGAAAAGAAACCTAAGAAAACATTTGAGGGATTTAAATTCTAATGTCACAAATTATTGATACTAAAAAATATATTGAGTTTGTTGAACAGACTACAAGTTCTTCAAGCAGTGACTTTGCTGCACTTCTTGCACGTATGACCGAACTTGAAGTGTCGGATGATGCAAATATTCCTCGTCTTTTAACTGCTGCTCTTGGTATGACTGCAGAAGCAGGTGAATTTACTGAGGTTGTAAAGAAGATCATTATGCAAGGTAAACCCTATAATGAAGAAAATGTTTTTCATATGAAGAGGGAGCTTGGTGATATTTGTTGGTATATAGCACAAGCTTGTATGGCACTTGATACTACATTTGAAGAAATTCTTCAGATGAATTATGAAAAATTGAGTGCTCGTTATCCTGAAGGTACTTTTGATGTTTATCGCTCAGAAAATCGTTTAAAGGGAGATCTATAAATACTTAGAAAAACGATAATGTATTTTTCTGAGTGGAGAAAATTTCAAAAAAACAAAGAGATGTTTGATATTTCTTTATCTTTTATTGAAGAAGGAGTATCAAAACAAAACTTTGAAAAAATCATTCATATTTTTCTTCCATTTGTAAAGAAGGAACTTAGTATTAAAGAATTTCCAAAAATTCATTTCGTTGAAGATCCAAAGTTTGCAAAAAGAATTGCAGCATTCGGACAGATTAAAAATAATCGTATTGTGATTGATATTCAAAATCGTCAAATAATGGATATCTTAAGAACAGTTGCTCACGAACTTACGCATTATCGTCAACATAAAAAGGGAGTATATGGTAATGACCACGCCGGTGTCCCAACAGAAAATGAAGCAAATAAACTTGCAGGAACTATTGTAAGAAAGTTTGGTGAAAAGCATTCTGAATTATTTACATTCCCCTCTGTCAATGGGGCAAAAAAGAAAAAAAAGAAAACTACAAATATTGATGGTGATAACTATCCAGAAAAATTGATTTGATTTATAAATAATTGAAAAGTATTTGTAAAAAATGAATCCTAAGGAACTGCGCGGTTTAATGGAAGCATATTCAGAAGTTTATGCTCCTGTTGATGAAGTATCGTATTCAGCAAAGGCAGCAAGAGCAGGTAAAGACATCGGTAAACCTGGAAAAATGTTTGCAAAGATTGCAAAGTCTGCCGCAAAGCGTTATGGTTCTGAAGAGCGTGGAAAAAAAGTTGCTGGTGCAGTATTAGCAAAACTCCGCAAAGAAGAGATTGAAGTTCTTGAAGATGTTATAGATGGCGTTAGAATATTCTGAAGTCATGGCCGCAGGCGCCATGTTTTTTTCGCAATCAGAATTGTCTCAAGCATGTGAAACTAATCAGTCTCTTGGAGATTGGATTATTGCAGCAAAAAAGAAAGTGGAAAATGATGTAGAATTTGGAAGTTCTAGAAGTGAATTTATCTCTTTTATGCAACCGACACCAGAAGCTTTAAAGGAAGCAGTTGTTGGAATATCGGCAGCAAAGGCAATAAAAGATTGGTTACGAAGTGACCATGGCCAGGGCAATGATCCGATAGCAAAAAAAGTGTTTTTAACTGGCAACGTTTGGCCAAATGAAGTTGAGAAGTTTAGGATTAAAGCATATGGATTTGATGATTATAATTCATCCGACTTCATTGTAAAAACAAAAGAAAAAAATTATTTTGGAGTTTCTCTAAAGAAAAAACCAAAACCAAATTCTCAAGACCCAACTTTAATCAATAAAGCATTTGACACGGTTTTAAATGGAAGTCAATTTAATGCTATTAAAAGTGATATTACTGAGATTAGAATGGAGTATTTTGCTGGATTGGTCAGGCAAGCTCATGAAGATGGAATTCTTTATATTAAAGATATAGACAAACTTCCCGATCTTGAATTGTTTGAATCTAAAAAAAGAGATAAAAAACTTTTTGATAGGGCATATATTAATATTAAAGGAAGTTTATCTGGTGGATATGGAAATGATAGAGCACCTGATGCTATGCGAAAATTTGTAAATAAAGAACTTTCAAAAACAAATAATATTTTATTCAAAAGACTGACAGATTACATGAATGCTCATGCGGATATTTTTGCAAAAACATTAATCAACTTGGTTTTAAAAGTTAAACTGTATGATGAATTATCTGCAATGAAAAATTTGAAAGAGTATTCATTTGGATTTGCTCTTGTAACTGGCATTGGTGAAATATCTAAGGGTAAACCAGTAGTGTCCAAAGGTAAAGCAGTTGATCTTCATACAATTTTATGTGGATTGACCGATTTGGAAGCTAACAAAGATCCGTATAAAATTGTAGTTGATTTTGAAAAAAAGGCAGAAGCAAACGCAGCAAAAATATTCTTTAAACTTTCAAAGGCAAAGGTAAATATATTGGATATGGAATTAAGATATAAAGGATCGTTTACTTCTCAACCACAATTTTTTGCAACAATAACCAAAGAATTTCAAACTATTTTGACAGAAAAATGTCTTGTTAAAAATCCTGATGGATATACTTAATTAATAAATAAAGATATAAAAATATATAATATGAAGAATTTTTTCCAATTTTTAACGGAAGCAAGAGAAACTCAGGCAGCTGCCCAAGCAAAAAAACTTGGGTTGGTTGGTGATGGTCATGGAGGTTGGAAAGATAAATCTGGTAAGTATGTTGCAAAGACAGAGGAAGGTAAACTTAAATTTTTTGGATCTGGAGGTGCAGGAAAACAGCAAGAAGTTTCTCAAGAAAAGCAGACGCCTGGAACTACTTCAAGCATTGCGAAAAGAAAGTCGATATCTGGTGAAGATAAACTAGAAAAAACCGCACAGTCTAGAGTAAAAGTTTCTGGCAAAGAAGCAGAATCTAAATCTTCGGAAGAGAAAAAAGATAAAAATTCTTTGACCCTTGTATTTGGAAGATTTAATCCGCCAACAATTGGGCATGAAAAACTTTTGAATAGTGCAAGTAAAGTTGCAACTGGGGGAAATTTGAAAATATATCCATCCAGAAGTCAAGATCCAAAAAAAAATCCATTAAATCCAGATACAAAAATTTCTTTCATGAGAAAGATGTTTCCAAAATTTGGTGAAAAGATTATTAATGATGATAAAATGAAAACCATCTTTGATGTTTTAGTTGCTGCAAATGAAGAGGGATATTCAAGTATTAATATTGTTGTTGGATCAGATCGTCAAGCAGAATTTGAAAATCTTGCGAATAAGTATAACGGAGATCTCTATGATTTTGAAGAAATAAATGTTGTTTCTGCTGGAGTTAGAGATGCAGATGCAGAGGGTATTGAGGGAATGTCTGCATCTAAGATGAGAAAATCTGCAGCAGAAAATGATTTTACATCTTTTCGTAGAGGAATACCAAAAGAATTAAATGATGATGAAACTAAAAAGTTATTTACTTCAATTAGATCTTCAATGAAGTTAAAGGAGGGATATGAATTGTGGCAGATTGCTCCCAAATTTGATTGGAAAAATTTAAGAGAAAATTATATTATGGGAAAAATTTTTAATGTTGGCGATATAGTTGAAAATGTTAATACGGGCATTGTTGGAGAAGTTATTCGTCGTGGCACAAATTATTTAATTTACGTCACTGAAAATGGTTTAATGTTTAAATCTTGGATAAAAGATTTAAGTGAATATACTGAAGTTAAAATGGATGCTCCCATGCGAGACAAAATACATCCAACCACTTTGGTTGGAGCAAAGGGCACAGTTATAAATTATGCAAGAAAAACTCCCGGTGCCATCGGTACTGGAAAAGAAAATCTTCAGAGCGGTGGAAAGGCATATGCAATCGATTTCATAAATAAATATAAGGTAAAAAAATAATTAAAATGTCTCAGCAACATTCTTATGGATCTGGTCATATTTTGTATGATATGGGAGCAATTTATAGAGAATCTATTGCGATCAATGAAGATCGAGAGGTGAGAAAACTCATGGCACAAGAACGTGCTGCTGAGAGAAAGAGAGAAGCATCAAGACCGGGGACAAAGAGTCATGTTGCGGGCAAGTATTCGGTAGGCACGGGAAATGATTATGCGAGTTATCAAGAAAAAAGTATTGCTGCCCATGATAAGGTAACTAAGAAAGCAAAACATACGGTTGGTAATCCATTTCCAGAAGAATATCAAATTGGTGAGTCTTCACATCTTGAAACTGATATGAAGAAGCGTCGTGAAGCAAATGAAAAAGCAGTTAAAGATATGATGAAAACAAAGGCAAACAAAGATATGGTTGCTACAGTAAGAAAAAAGTTTGACGAGGCAATTGACCCTAAAAGACAGGATAATACAGAACTGTTTGCTAAAAGAGTAAATGCAATGAACACTCCTGCGTTTGAAAAAGGATGGAAGAAATCTCCAAGTAATCCCCATAGTCCTAACTATGACCCTAAAAAAGTTATGCATCCTAAAAATGAAGCATTAGATCCAGTAGGAAAAGAGGATGCTGATGTTGATAACGACGGCGATGTAGATAAGTCGGACAAGTATCTTCTTAAGCGTCGTAAAGCAATCGGCAAAGCAATTACAACTCGCAAAGAATCTTTCTCAAATTGGAGACAAGATCTTCGTGAAATAATTAAAGTTGATTCTGAAACTTCAAAAGATAATGAAATCAAAGGTCTTCCTGCAGGGAAAAAGAATAAAATTGTTATCAATCCACCAATGAAAGAGGCTGTTGAAAGTCTTGGTGGAGAGTTGGTCGAAATGGTAGAGGTTGATGAAGAATCCTATATGGATTATGCTAAAAGAAAGGAAGAAGAAAAAAAAGATACTCGTATGTTAGTAACTGCTGCTGATAAAAAAGGAAATACCCCAGCATATCAAAGATATAAAGCGGGAGATGTGAGATATAAGGCAGGTGCTGGAGTTAATGAAGATTTGAATGTTGAAATTGAACTTGATGAAAAAACTCTTACTTCAGGTGAAACGAAAAAGAAAGAAGAAATCGTTAAGTCAATGAAAAAAAATCTTGCAGGATTTAAACAACGTTATGGTGAAAGAGCAAAAGAGGTAATGTATGCCACAGCAACAAAGCAAGCAAAAAAAGTTGCTGAGGCAGTTGCAGATCAAAGTCCTATGAGCCCTGAAGAACTTCAAAAGCAAAGGCAAAAAGCAAACATTGACTCTCAAATTGCTCAATTGAGAAAACAGTCACTCACAAAGATGAATAATTCAAGCGTAACAGCAGAAGAAGTTGAAAACCTTGATGAAAGAAGAAAGGAAGAGAAAGTATCCAATACTCCAAGAAAACCAAGAGATCCTGCATATGAAATGGTAAAAAAAACCATTCGCGGAATGGAAGGAACTCCTGCAGGACAACGTAAAAAAGTTGCTGGAAAAAAACCTCCCGCAGCTGGCGAGTATGGTGGGCCAATATCCCCTGCTCAGAAAGTAGCAAAGCGTCGTATAAATGCACAAAGAGGAAAAGATTTGATGCATTCAAGATACGATTGATATATAAATAACGTAAAAAATGAAAGAATATTCTTAGGACATAAAGAATACATTAAAATGATTATGGGGCAGTACGATTCCTAAATAAGTTAGGAAACCTTTCCATATACACGGAGGATAACATGGCCGCATTAGTAAATCTAGTAAAACCACTTCTTTTCGCAGCACTTAATTCTTGTACAACTAAAAAACTTGTATGTGATCTTCTTGATCGTTATGTAAAAACAACCGATAATGATGTTGACAATGTAATTGCTATGACAGTAAAAACAGCACTCCTTAAGAATTGCTGATAACAACTACGATAGTTAAGGAGACTTCAGAGTGGGGTCTCCTTTTTTTATAAATATTTTGAGGATAATCACGCAAATAGGTAAACAGAATGGCACTCTGGGGAATTTCAACCACGGCTGAAACTATTACAAATAATTATGCTATTCCCAAATTTTTAAGTGACGTTGACAAAACACGCTTTCGTCACAATGGATTTGCAAGCAGCGAAGGATGGAAATATAGACATTATGGAGATAATAAGTTTTCTGGACTTTCAACTAGTTATTATGATGAAATTCTTGTGCCTGTATATCCTTTAAGCGGGTCAGAAGCTGGTGATAATAAAACCGGATTGGGCGCAGCAACTCCAGTTGCAGTCTTTTTTAAAGATGTAAATAATGGATCTCCAATTAGTGTGGCAGGGGGATCCACAAGTTTTATTTCAACTTCAACATCTGCTGAAGTGCATTTGGTTTATAACGAATTGGTTTATTGTAGTGCAGGTGCTACAATGAGAATTGATCAAGTAAATGCATCTGGCGCAGTTCAAGCAAGTGTTGTTGCAACTGCAGCATCAACTGGGGTTTCTCTTCCACAATATGGACATTTTAATGGACAAATTACAAATAGAGTTGCGTTTACATTCACTTCTCCAGGTGTGAGTGGAATCAACTCTTCATTAATAATTAATTACGGAACTGCAGTTGTTGGCACAATTACTGATTTTAGTGGAGACGTTGCTACAAAAGTAATTTCTGGTCAAGCAGCGATTCGATATAATGTAGGTGGAGCGGGAACCGTTGGAAATGCATCTGCAGGACTTGGAGTTACATATTTAACAATCAAAGCGTAATTGAATGATATTTACTGAGTTGAATGAAGATAACTATATGATGTTTGCTATAAAAAATTATAGCAACTTACATGCTTCTACAAAAGATGATTTTTTTGATGATATGAAGAGATTCAAATACATCAAACGTCTTTTGAGAAGATACAAAAAAACAGGAATCTTGAAATATAGTTTGGTAATCAATCATTTTATTATCATATACAATATTTTTCAAGATGCGGCTACTCCCTTATTATTTTTTAAAATTGATAAAGATTTGTGGCCAGTCATGAAAAGTTTTATAGTGTATTTAAATAGATTGCCAGAATTTCCAAAATGCTATATTCATGATATTCCGGTCGATGAAAATTGTCATAGATCTTTGCAGTTAATCTACGATGAAAAAGAGTAAATTTGACAAGATTCTTGATTTTTTTAGAGAAGAAATGGTGGCAAATCCACCAGGAGGATCTGGAGGATTCTCTTCATCATCAGATGCAAAAGGTCCAACTGCTGGATATGATCAACCAATATCAAAAATGATGAGAAGAAAAAAGTATGCTTCATTGGGATTAGGATCTAGATCAAGATGGAAACCCACCCCCACACAAAACAATGGAAGAAGAAGTTAAGGTTGCCGTTTTAGGTCAAAAACTTGAAGATTTAAAACACATTGTTGTTAAGATTGATGCTGCCATTGAAAAGTTGAGTGAAGTTAATACGAATGTAATTAAAATGCTTGCTGTTCACGAAGAAAAAATCGAGTATCAAGAAAAATCTGATAATTTGATTATTAAAATGATTGATGATATTAAAGCAGAAAATGAAAAAGACTACAATAAATTAGTAGACAGAGTTGAAATTTTAGAAAAAGAAATTGGAGAGGTATCTAAAATTAAATGGATGACAATAGGTTGCGGAATTGTTCTTACAGTTTTAGCAACTTCAATGTCTACTTTAGCGTCTGGATGGTGGACACCTTCTGGAATGCAAGACGCTCATAGAATTCGCCAAGAATCCTTGACAAGATAGTGAGAATTTGGTAAACTAGGGTATCTGATTTTCTTTGCAATGGACGCCATTGATGCCAAATATATTGGATTGTTATCGTCTCGTCTGCAAAAATTTAAAAAAGTAAAAGCATCTTTATATAATTTTCGTTGCCCCATTTGTGGAGATTCTAGTAAAAATAAAAATAAGGCTAGAGGATATTTTTATGTAGTAAAATCAAACACTAATTTTAAATGTCATAATTGTGGTGCTAGTTTATCTTTAAATAATTTTTTAAAACAACTAGACATTAATCTGTATAAACAATACAGTTTAGAAAAATTTAAAGAAGGATATACTGGGAAAAATTTTACAGTAGAAGAACCCGCATTCGATTTTCAAAAACCAGTATTTTCAACAAATGCTGAAAAGGCGAATATAGTGAAAAAGTTGGATTTGCCAAAAGCATCAGAGAATCCTATTGCCAAACAATATCTTGAAAAAAGACTTTTAAATCCAAATAATTTTTATTATGCTGAAAAGTTTAAACAATGGACAAACTCCCTAAAAGAAGTTTTTGATGATACTTCTAAAGATGAACATAGAATTATCATTCCTCTGTTTTATCAGCAAACATTGGTTGGATATCAAGGTAGAGCACTTGGCCAAAGCAAGATTAAATATATTACTATAATGTTGAATGATGACGCACCAAAAATCTATGGACTCGATGAGGTTAAAAAAAACAAAACTGTATACATCACAGAAGGTCCCTTCGACTCAACTTTCCTTCCAAACGCGATTGCTATGTGTGGAGCTGATGGTGATATTAGTAAGTGGGGCATTAACAATCCTGTTTGGATATACGATAACGAACCACGTAATTCAGAAATCTTATCAAGAATTTCCCGTATTATCGAAATGGGACAAAAAGTTGTCATCTGGCCTTCTTCGATAAAAGAGAAGGATATTAATGACATGGTTTTATCTGGACTTAATGTTCAGTCTGTGATAGAATCAAATATCTATTCTGGATTAGAAGCAAAACTTAAATTTACCACCTGGAAAAAAATATGAGTAACGGAACTAATGTAATCAAACGAAATGGGTTAATTGAAACTCTTGATCTAGATAAAATGCATATCATGGTTGAAGAGGCATGTAACAACCTTAAAGCAGTTTCTGCGAGTCAGGTGGAAATGAAATCTGGCATTCAGTTTTATAGTGGAATTACTACGGCAGAAATTCAAGAAATTCTAATTCGATCTGCTTCTGATTTGATTGATTTGGATCATCCCAATTATCAATATGTTGCCGCCAGGTTGTTAATGTTTTCTATTAGAAAATCTCTTTATGGGAAGATGAAAGAACTTCCTCATCTTTGGGATCATATTACAAATTGTATTTCCAAAAATGTATACGATGGTGAAATCTTACTGAAATACTCCAAAGAAGAAATTGATAAAGTAAATAATTTTATAAATCATGATCGAGATTTTAATTTTACATATGCCGGTCTTCGTCAAGTAGTAGACAAATACTTGGTGCAAGATCGTAGCAATGGTGGAGTTTATGAAACCCCACAGTTCATGTATATTGTGATATCTTTAATTATTTTTGCCAAATATCCTAAAGACATCAGACTCGATTACGTTAAAAGGTATTACAATGCAATTTCAAAATTCAAAATCAACATCCCAACACCAATCATGGCAGGAGTGCGAACTCCACTTCGACAATTTGCTAGCTGTGTTCTTGTTGATATCGATGACACCCTCGATAGTATCTTTAGCAGTGATATGGCTATTGGCAGATACGTGTCACAGAGGGCGGGTATCGGCATCAACGCTGGTAGAATCCGTGGCATCAACAGCAAGATCAGAGGGGGAGAAGTTACTCATACAGGTGTTATCCCATTCCTCAAAAAGTTTGAAGCAACTGTTAGATGCTGTACACAAAACGGGATTCGCGGTGGAAGTGCTACTGTCCATTTTCCAATATGGCACAAAGAAATAGAAGATATTTTGGTTCTTAAAAATAATAAAGGCACTGAAGACAATCGTGTTCGTAAGTTAGATTATTCAATTCAGATTAGTAAAATATTTTATGAAAGATTTATTCAAGATGGTGAGATTACGCTTTTCTCCCCGCATGATGTACCTGGACTATATGATTCTTTCGGAACAATTGAGTTTGATTCTCTCTATCTTGGATTTGAAAATAATCCATCCATTCCAAAGAAGACTGTTAAGGCACAAGAACTTATTCTTAGCCTTCTTAAAGAAAGAGCAGAAACGGGTAGAATCTACATTATGAATATTGATCATTGTAATTCTCACTCTTCATTTAAAGATAAGATCAATATGTCTAATCTCTGTCAAGAGATTACTCTGCCAACAGATCCACTTCAACATATTGATGGGGAAGGTGAGATTGCTCTTTGCATTCTTTCCGCAATTAATGTTGGTAAAGTTAAATCTGATGAAGAGCTTGAAGATCTTTGTGATCTTTCTGTTCGTGGATTGGATGAATTGATTGATTACCAAAAGTATCCTGTAGTTGCTGCAGAAGTTGCTACAAAGGCGCGAAGATCGCTTGGTATAGGATTTATTGGATTGGCTCATTATTTGGCTAAACTTGGATTCAATTATGATTCTCAGGAAGCTTGGGATGCGGTGCATGGACTTTCAGAATCTTTTCAGTATTATCTCTTAAAAGCATCCAATCAACTTGCAAAAGAAAAAGGAGCATGTTCTCTGTTTGCGAATACTAAATATGCTGATGGTATTCTTCCGATTGATACATATAAAAAAGATGTAGACGAAATCTCTTCTATTCCTTACCAGCATGATTGGGAAACGCTTAGAGCATCTATCTTGGAACACGGCCTCAGGCACTCAACACTGTCCGCACAGATGCCATCGGAGAGCAGTTCCGTTGTGTCAAACGCAACTAATGGAATCGAGCCTCCTAGAGACTACTTGTCCGTTAAGAAATCAAAGAAAGGACCTCTCAAGCAAATTGTTCCCCAGTATCAAACACTTAAAAACAATTATACGCTCCTTTGGGATATGCCTAGCAATCGTGGGTATATTCATATTGTTGCAGTTATGCAAAAGTTCTTTGATCAAGCGATATCTGGAAACTGGTCGTATAATCCAGAAAATTATGCCGATAATGAAGTTCCTACTTCAATAATGGCAAATGATTTATTGACTACATATAAGTATGGGTGGAAAACTTCCTACTATCAAAATACCTACGATATTAAAACAGATGAAGTGGCGGAAGATAAACCCAAACTTCAGAATTTGCTAAATGAGTTAAGTTCAATAGAGGAGGGAGAGTGTGAATCCTGTGCAGTTTAAAATTTCTTCTACAGAGAATAAAACAGATCTTAAAGGGGTAACAGTTTTTAATACTGAGAATGTTGACTTTAAAAAACAACCGATGTTTTTTGGAAAACCTTTAGGAATTCAACGTTATGATTCATACAAATATCCAGTCTTCGATAAACTGACTACACAGCAATTAGGATACTTCTGGAGACCCGAAGAGGTGTCTCTACAGAAGGATCGTGGTGACTATCAAACTTTGCGTCCAGAACAGAAACACATTTATACATCAAACTTGAAATATCAAATCATGCTTGATTCTGTTCAGGGTCGTGGACCTGGAATGGCTTTCATTCCATATTGCTCACTACCTGAGTTGGAAGCATGTATGGAAGTATGGGGATTTATGGAGATGATCCATAGTCGTTCATACACATACATTATTAAGAATGTTTATTCGGACCCAAGTGAGGTGTTTGATACAATCATTAATGATGAGCGCATTCTCGAACGCGCTAAAAGTGTAACCGAATCATACGATGAATTTATTCAAGTATCACATCAGTATGCATCAACAGATACGTGGATGCATAATCTTGAAGGAGTAATTTACGCAAAACAAATTCTCAACGATGTTAAACGAAAACTCTATCGAGCAATCGCCAACGTTAATATTCTTGAAGGTATTCGCTTTTACGTTAGTTTTGCTTGCTCTTTCGCATTTGGTGAACTTAAGCTTATGGAAGGATCAGCTAAAATTATCTCACTTATTGCAAGAGATGAAAATCAACATCTAGCCATTACTCAGAATATTCTGAATAAATGGAAAGATGGGGATGATCCAGAAATGAAACAGATTATGAAAGAGGAAGAAGAGTGGACATACAATATGTTTGATCGTGCTGTAAATGAAGAAAAAAGATGGGCAGATTATCTGTTCAAAGATGGCAGCATGATTGGATTAAATGATAAATTATTACAACAATATGTTGAATGGATTGCCAACAGAAGATTAAAGGCGATTGGTCTTAAACCAAAATACGATATTTCAGCAAACAATAACCCACTTCCTTGGACTCAGCACTGGATTTCCTCTAAAGGTCTCCAGGTGGCTCCCCAGGAAACAGAAGTAGAAAGTTATGTAGTTGGTGGAATTAAACAAGATGTGAAAAATAACACATTTAGTGGTTTTAAACTTTAATATCAAGTATAGATAGGGGAGTAATCAACACTCCCCCTTTTTTATGCCCAGAAATCAACTGAGTAAAGACGAAATCAAAGTTCGTGTATTGAAATTAAAGCAAAAGTTATATGGGGATCAAGTAAATCAAATTATAACGAATCCAAAGGTTCTTGCTCATAAATATCTGAATGAAGTTCTTGACATCATAGATGAGTATAGATATTGACTATGAAAATCCTTGGATGTATAATGGGGCATCTTTTACTTCGTCCGATATTCAAGACTATTTTGGATTTGTTTATATAATAGAAAACAAACTCAATGGCCGAAAATACATAGGTAGAAAATATCTGTGGCAATTTAGAACACCAAAAGGCAAGAATCGCAAAGTCAAAGCAGAATCAGATTGGAAGAATTATTATGGGTCTTGTCCAGAGCTTAAAGAAGACATTATCAAATTTGGCAGAGAAAATTTTAGTAGAACTATCCTATCATTACATAAAACAAAGGGCAAAACAAACTACGAAGAGACACGACAGCTCTTCGTCAATAATGTCCTCACAGAGTCCCTTGACAAAGGAGTCCCAGCGTTTTACAATAGCAACATCCTCTCAAGGTACTACCGAAAAGATTATTATGACAGCAACGACTGAAGACATTGTGGCACATGTAAGATCGTGGTCTATAGATCGTGCTGCCAACAAAAAAATTTCAAAAGAAGATGCTCGTGCCATTCTTGCAGAGTTTTGTGAGTGGATTGAATTCGAAGACGATGAGCTTGAAATTGTTTCCTTAGACCCAGAGCATTGACAATCCCTAAATAATCACTTATAATGTTTAAGCAATCCTTAAAAAGATTGCTTTTTTATTATGAGACTTTGAGTGACAATTAGAGCCCAGGAGATTGCCCTCTGAAAGGGGGGAAGTGCGCTTTTTCTATTGGGATGTAGAGTTCTATCAATTTTAATGCTTTTTAAAACACTTTCAATTTTTGCCGTTGCTATTTCAGGATTGGCACCCCTTCAAGCAAAGGCAGCGAGCGGATGTTCCCTCGCATCACATTATGGAATCGGTGATGGATATCATGGACAGACAACTGCTAATGGGGAAATATTTAATGCTTATGGCAAATCAGTAGCACATCGATGGTTACCATTTGGTACTAGATTAAGAGTGACAAATCAATCGAATGGTAAATCGGTAATTGTGCGTGTAAATGATCGAGGACCTTATGTGGGTGGTAGAGATCTTGACCTATCCTATGGTGCTTTCTCTTCTATTGCTTCACCTGGACAAGGAGTCGCTAACATCTGCTATGCATCTTTATAGTATTTGATAAATATTGGGGAGTGCTGCAGAACTCCCCTTTTTTTATGTTTAAATTTAATTTTGGAAACAAAAAACCAGATATTAAGCAATATGCAATTGTAGGAATTGTATTAACATCTATTATTGCAGCACTTTCACAATGCACTAAAATTCACGAAAACAACCTTTGGGACATATTTGACGAAATTCAAAGAAGATATTTCCCACAAACTATTATTAACGAGTTTATACTTAAAGATCCTGAGAAACTGAATCGTAGAGTTCAGAGGGATGTGAACAAAGCAATTAATGATGTAACACCAGAGTATGATCAGATTATTTCCGAATACGATCGTAAATATAAACCAAAATATGTTGAAGAAAAAAATAATCAGACTGTGTGCTATACTGATGAATGTAAATCACTTGCACCTCCTATGAGAATTTGTGCTCCTTGGATTGACGACTGCCCTAAGGAGTGATAGAATATTTACATGCTTCAGTAACTCAGGGGACAGAGTATCCGCCTTCTAAGCGGTTAGCCGTTGGTTCGAATCCAACCTGAAGCGCCAGGGTTAATAACTCAGTTGGTAGAGTAGCGGGCTTTTAACCTGTAAGTCGTGAGTTCGAGTCTCACTTGACCCATATGGGAAATTAGCTTAGGGGTAGAGCATTCGACTGATAATCGAAAGGTCGGTGGTTCAAATCCACCATTTCCCACTTGACAATCAAATATAAAAGATTTATGATTGTCTCAAATGCGGATGTAATTCAGTGGTAGAATGGCTGCCTTCCAAGCAGTTCGTCGCCCGTTCGAATCGGGTCATCCGCTCTGAACCTTTGGGTTCTTAATTGAATTGCCCTATAGCTCAATTGGCAGAGCACGGAGCTGTTAACTCTGGGGTTCTTGGTTCGAGTCCAAGTGGGGCAGCCTTGGGCGATTGGCACAGCGGTAGCGCGTCTCCCTTACAAGGAGAGGGTCACTGGTTCGAATCCAGTATCGCCCACTTGATAAATACTTAAAAAAATAATGGACGAATTATACGAATTACTGCACAAATCTCAAACCAGTCTTTTTTGTTTGTTTCAAAAAACCTGGATATATCATTGGAATGTTGTGGGCTCAGATTTTTATCAACTTCATACAGTTTTTGGTGAACAATATAATACGATGTTTGAAGAGATTGACAAACTTTCAGAGCATATGCGATATCTTCGCATGAAAATTGTTGGGCCAATTAGTAGAGTTGCAGAAACTTCGATCATACCCGAAGCACTTTCCAACTCAACTGCAGAATCGATGATTAGTCAGTTGCTTGCTGACAATAAAAAACTAATCGAAACTTTGACCGAAGTATCAGAAAAATCTGATGATCAAAGATTATATGCTACTTCCAATTTAGTTCAAGGAATAATAGAAACACATGGAAAATTTGTTTGGATGTTAAGATCATTTTTGAGGGAATAGTCATGATTTCAATCAGATGCAAAGAATGTAACAAAGAATTAATAGGAAGTCCGACTAAAGTTGTGAGTTGTGGATGTCCAAATATGGCTACAATTTGTGGAGATAGAATTTCTGCGGTTGACTTATCTCAAATTGTCATGTTAAACTCATACATAAAAAATAAAAAACCACCAATTCTTTCTGCAGAAGACATTGCTTGGCAAGAAGCTCGTCGCCAACGTAAAGTAAAGCGACTTGATTTTGAAGTTCGTTAAGAACTTTTATTTGGAAGGGTGGCCGAGTGGTTTAAGGCAACAGTCTTGAAAACTGTCGTGTGACGAGCACCGTGGGTTCGAATCCCACCCCTTCCGTATTACCTTAAAAATAATAGAAACTTTAACAGTAAGTCAAGTTTGGTTGAGTCTTTATAAAGCAATCTTGACAGTTGTTACGATCCTAGGTATAATAATCATACATTCAAAACACAAAAACGGGGTGTAAGTCAGCGGTAGACGGCTTGCTTTGGGAGCAAGAAGACACTGGTTCGATCCCAGTCACCCCGATCATAAAACTCACTTTATGAAAATGAATCAAGAAATCGAAGAACTTCAATCATTTACAATCGAAGAATTCCAGGCAGATTTTGATAATCTGATAAACAGAGTTGAGAATGGAGAATCATTTTTGATAGAAAGTGAGCACGGAAATGCAATAATGGTTCCTTACAACAAAGTCATACGAATATGTGAAGAATCAAATGTGGATTTTGAAGAGATAGTTAAAATTCACACCGATCACGAAGAAGCATCGTGATTTTTATGGGAGCATAGCTTAATGGTTAGAGCGGGCTCCTTATAAGGGCTTAGTCTGGGTTCAATTCCCAGTGTTCCCATTTGCTATTTGCGAATAGCGAATGCTCGTTTACCCATCTGGTTGAAGGGACCGATCTCATAAATCGGCAGAGGTCAGTTCAATCCTGACAACGAGCACTTGACAGGATCCCTGTCATACCCTATAATACATAGGTCAACATTCAAAACAATGACTCTCACGGTTAAATTCAAAAAAGATCTTTCCACTCTTCGTGGCGCAGCAAACGGCGATTTCTATCTTGACGTAAAGAATCCAAAACTTTACAAAAAAGTCTGTCGTTACTATAAAAACGAAGGTCTAGTATTCTCTGGTGATCCTCTCGATGACTATGAAATGCTTATAGAATACGTTCTTGCTGATCTTGAACCTGTAGAAGTTGTTTAATTTATTATGAAACTTACCAACTCACACTTTGAATTTCTTCGGGAAACTCCTGGAAGTGCCGGAAATAAAGTTGTCTCTTTGACAACTAATGAAGTTTTTAAATTCGTTTCTATTATGCGCCCAATCACCGAATGTATGAATTGGAAATCAAAAGAAGACCAAAAATTGGTCAAAAAATGTGTAAAAATTTTTGAGCAGGCAGCATATGGTGCTTCCGGTTCAGAATGTGATGATCTTCCTTTTCATCTATGACAAAAATCATTCTTGAAAGATTTCCATATCGATACGTTGATTGTGGAATTCTTGAAAATAACATGCCAGATTATCGAATTCAAAAGATGAATTCTTTTACAAATAGATACAAAGATATGTATTTGTGTGATAACGGTATGCAAATGGGTCTTGCTATGGAAGACTTTGAATATACAAAATGGTTAGATCCAGACAATCCTGGGGCATATCGTCATTATACATAGTCATGGATGGACTTTAAATTGGTGGAGATCCTGAGTTATTTGGGGGGGTTGACAACAACCCCTTTTTTATTGCCTATATAAAAAGAATTTAAAAAAAAAATGTCTCACCCAGCACAACAAGAATTTGTTGAAAGGTTAAAAAATAAATTTTCAAATTACTTTGAAAATAAAAGTGTTTTGGAAGTTGGTAGTTTAGATATTAATGGCACAATTCGTCAATTTTTTACGGATTGTGATTATATTGGAATTGATATTGGTGAAGGTCCTGGAGTAGATATTGTTTGCGAGGGTCAAAATTTTGAAGCTTCTGAATGCTCATATGATGTAACTTGCTCTACAGAATGTTTTGAGCATAATCCATATTGGGTTGAAACATTTCAAAATATGATTCGTATGACTAAGCATCAGGGATTAGTATTTTTTACTTGTGCTACCACAGGTAGAGCTGAGCATGGCACAAAAAATCAATATCCACATTGCTCTCCCTTAACAATTCAAAAGGGTTGGGAGTATTATAAAAATTTAACAGAAGAAGATATTAAAGAAAATTTTGATTTAGATTCCTTATTCTCTTCATATGATTTTGAAGTCGAAAATGTTTCATGTGATTTGTATTTTTGGGGAATTAAAAAGTAAATTATGTTATCGAAATCCCTTGTTATTTCAAATTATAATAATGATTTAAAATGGTTATATCCAATTTTAAATAAAAATCCTAAATTAACTTGTTATCTTTATGATAAAAGTGAAGTCATTAATACTGAATATCTTCAAACATTTAAAGTCAAACAAATTCCAAATGTTGGATATAACATTTTAAGTTATTGCACTCATATTATAGACAACTATAATTCTTTAGATGATATAATTATTTTTATCAAGGGAAATTTAATTGAAAGGGCACATACAACATTAGAAAACTTTGAAAAGGCTTTAAATTTAAATACTTTTTTTTTAATTGAAAGATATCACGAATCTACGCACTTAACCGTAAATGACAATGGGTATGTTGAGCCCAATAATAACTGGTATGCTCCATATCATCCATCTAAATATGCTTCAACATATAATGATTTTTTAAATCTTTTATTTGAATCTCCTCACCATCCCCAATACATTAGATTTGCTCCTGGAGCAAATTTTGTAGTTCCAAAGTGGAATATTCTAAAGTATTCAAAATCTTTTTATGAAAGATTGGCAGAAATTGTATCTCATGATAAACTATCTTTAGAATCCCACTTTGCAGAGAGAGCATTTTATTCAATTTGGACTTGCGATTATAAAGAAAAAACATGAAATATTCAATTTACGGTGGCACAGGATTTGTTGGTGGAAACTTTTGCAGAATGTATTCTGACATTACTCTACCAATCGAAAGAAATGAAAGAGATCCTCTGACGAATAAAGTCATTTATTTTATTTCAACCGTCCACAATTATCATGTGTATGACGATCTTCACATCGATATTGACACAAATTTAAAAGTGTTGATGGATGTGCTGGAGAAATGTAGAGATCAAGATATTGTCTTTAATTTTATCAGCTCTTGGTTTGTTTATGGAAGATCAAGGCTTCCCGCAAGAGAGACTGACACTTGCGATCCAAAGGGATTTTATTCCATTACTAAAAGAGCAGCAGAGCAGTTGTTAATTTCTTTCTGTGAAACTTTTGGAGTGAATTATCGTATTCTTCGGTTATCAAATGTTTATGGAGTAGGTGATCGAAAATCTTCTGCGAAGAAAAATGCAATTCAATATATGATTGATTTGCTTAAGAAAGGTGAGGATGTTAATTTGTATGAAGGTGGATATGTGCTAAGAGATCTTATGCATGTTGAAGATATTTGTAGAGCAATCAAATTGGTTTGTGATCAGGGTGAATACAATTCCATTTACAATATTGGTAGTGGTCAACCAGTGGCAATTCGTGCTATAATGGAGCAAGCAAAACAATATCTAAATAGTCCGAGTAAATTTAATTCCATAGACACTCCAAAGTTTCACGATATTGTGCAATCTCGTGATTTTTATATGGATGTTTCTAAACTTAAATCTCTTGGATTTGAATCTCAAATTTCCCTGAATGACGGTATTAAAGAATTATGTCTTTGAATCATTTAATTTCTGATTTTATCAAAACTGCAAAAGAAAAAGATGATAATCTTTTTCCATTTATTGCTAACAAAAAGGAATTTGATAAAGAAAAAGATTCTGTTTATTACTCTGGTCCCTATTGGGATGATCAAGAAGTTGAAGCACTTCTCTATAGTGTCCTGAAAGGAAAGTGGCTTTCTTCTGGTGAAGCAGTTAACAAATTTGAAAGAGAATTTTCCAAAAAGTTTAATAAGGAATATTCTGTGATGGTCAACTCTGGATCATCTGCGAATCTTGTTATGATTGCGGCACTCAAAAAATACTTTGGGTGGGCAGATGGTGATGAGATTATTGTATCGTGTGTGGGATTTCCAACAACGATTGCACCCATTGTTCAGAATGGATTGGTGCCTGTGTTTGTAGATATTTCTTGGGGTGATTTGAATTGGGATCTGAGTGAGATTGAGAAGAAAATTACACCTAAAACCAAAGCAGTATTTTCCTCTCCTGTGCTTGGCAATCCTTATGATATTGAAAGACTCAATGAAATCTGTGAGAAGTATTTTCTTGAATTGATTGCAGATAACTGCGATAGCCTTGGCAGTAAATGGAAAGGAAAGTATTTGACTGATTATGCGGTTGCTTCATCCTGCTCCTTCTATCCAGCACATCATATTACTACCATTGAAGGTGGAATGGTATCATCCAACGTCAAAGAAATTATAGATCTGGCACGTAGTTTTGCTTGGTGGGGTCGTGCATGTTATTGCGTGGGGCAACAAAATCTCCTGTCAAATGGTGTGTGTGGAAAGAGATTTGATCGTTGGTTGAGTGGATATGGTGAAACGGTTGATCATAAGTATGTCTTCTCAAACATGGGTTATAATCTGAAACCCACTGATTTCCAGGGTGCAATTGGATCTGTGCAACTGAAAAAGTTTGATGAGATTCATGAAATTCGCAGAGCAAATAAAAAAAGATTGGATGAAATTTTCCAACGTATTCCTGGAATTCGCACTCTAACAGAATTGCCCAATGCCGAAACAAGTTGGTTTGGCACACCTTTTGTTTGTGATTCAATCACCATCAAAAGAGATCTTGTTAAATTTCTTGAGAAGAATAAGATTCAAACTCGCAATTATTTTGCGGGCAATGTATTAATGCATCCAGCATATAAACATCTTGATGATTATATTCATTATCCAAATGCAAATAAAGTTTTGGATTTTGTTTTCTTTATCGGATCATCTCCAACCATCAATGACGATATGATTCTTTATATTGAAGAAGTGGTTGATAAATTTATTTCTGTCGCACAACATCCCGTATGAAAATATACGATTGCTTTCAATTCTTTAATGAGTTGGATCTTCTTGAGATTCGACTTAATGTTTTAAACGATCATGTGGATTATTTTGTTTTGACAGAATCCACAGTCACTTTCTCTGGACTGAATAAACCTCTTTATTATCAAGAGAATAAAGATCGATTTGAAAAATTCAATAATAAAATTATTCATGTTGTAGTTGAAGATACTCCAGATGGGAATCCATTTGAGAGAGATGTCTTTCAAAAGAATGCAATCATTCGTGGTCTTCAAGATTGTGAAGATGATGATATCATTTTGACGAGTGATCTTGACGAAATTCCCGACCCAGAAATTGTCGATCAACTTATTGACATTTGTGAGAATGATAAAGTTTATCACTTTGCTCAAGATCTTTTTTATTACTATCTTAATCTTAAAGAAGTATCTGGAAATCTTCTTTCTTATACTGGAGAGTTTAATAATGTTGTTGAGAAGAAGTGGCTTGGATCAAAGTTGTGTAAATATCAATTTTTGAAGCAGCATAATGTCAATGAGTTGAGAGCACCGCACATGAAAGAGTGTGGATATCGTATTTCTCCTGGTGGATGGCACTTTACTTATGTCGGAAGTGATGGTAGCATGACATCGGAGCAAAAGATTGCTCATAAAATTGAGTGTGCTGCCCATCAAGAATTTAATAATGATGCTGTAAAAAGTAGAATCGTTGAGAATGTAGAATCAAACAAAGACATTTTCTATCGTCCTTCGAAGTTTGAAGTTGTTAAAATTGATACAACATTCCCACAATATATCAGGGACAATCAAGACAAATATCAGTATATTATCAAATGATTATTAACGAAATTAAACATGGTCAAGGGTTGGGCAATCAACTCTTCTGTTATGTCACCACAAGATGTATTGCCAAAGATAAAGGATATGACTTTGGATTTTTTGGCACCGAAAACTTAGGAGATCCAAGATTTAATTCTAAAGGATTGTATTTTATGGATTTGGATTTGGGAAAAGATCCAATAAAAGTTGAAAATACTTACACTGAAAAATCAACAAGAATTAAATTGAATACCTGCCATCATGATATGACGCATGGTTGTGATGTAAGTTTGTATGACTCTGATCTTGCAAATGTAGAAGATAATACTTTGATTGAAGGTATTATGCAAGATGAAAGATACTTCTATCATCATCTCGATGATATTAAAGAGTGGTTAAAACTCAAACCAGAATATGATACTTATGAATATCACCAAGATGATATTTGTATTATGAATTTTCGTGGAGGAGAATATCGAAGACTTCGTGAATTGTATCTAACAAGAGATTATTGGATTAATGCAATTAAACATATGATGAAGATTAATCCAGAAATGGATTTCCGAATCGTGACGGAAGATGTATCTGCGGCAAATGAAATGTTTCCTGAAATTGAGGCATATCATTTTGACATTGCTAAAGATTATGCAATCATCAAAAACGCAAAGTATTTAATTCTTTCCAATTCAACTTTTGGGTGTTTTCCAGCATTTACAAGTGAAACCGTGGAATACGTGATTGCTCCAAAATATTGGGCTCGACATAATGTGTCTGATGGATATTGGGCAACAGGGCAGAATTTATATCAGAATTGGATGTGGCAAGATCGTGAAGGGTTGCTTTTTGACTATGAGCAATGCTATAATGAGTTTGAAAAATATAAAGTAGAATCTGGTATGTATGCTTGATTTATCAAATGTAACTCTACTTGCAATTACATCAGTTAAGTTTGATGAGCATATTGCTTCTCTTCATCGAAGTATGCAACATGCAAAGTTTGGTAGAGTAGTCTTGGCAACTCATGAAAAACCAAACAACCTTCCTGATGATATTGTGTGGGAAGATATTGGTAAAAAAATTAACTATGAGCAATTCAGTGAATACTGCATTTATCATATGACCAATCATGTGCATACAGAGTTTTGTTTGCATGTCCATGATGATAGTTGGATTCTTCGTCCAGATCTTTGGACCGATGAATTTTTTGACTACGATTACATTGGTGCTCCATGGCCTTTGAGTTATGAAGCATTTGTTGATCCTTTTGGTAGACACATTCGTGTCGGTAATGGTGGTTTCTCTCTTCGCAGTAAAAGATTGCTGGATGTGCCGAAGCATATTCATATTCCGTTTGAAGTGAATGAAGGAAACTTTTATAAGCATATGAATGCTGGATCATACAATGAAGATGGAAATATTTGTGTGCATAATCGACATCTCTATGAATTGATGGGATGTAAGTTTGCACCCGTAGAAGTTGCTGCTCGTTTTTCTACTGAAAATAATGTCCCCGAAACAGTGCAATCTTTCGGTTTTCATAAACGTTTACCTACTTGGGCTCAATGATTACATTTAATAACTTAGGACAACTTGGAAGACTTGGAAATCAACTCTTTCAATACGCATCAACAAAAGGAATTGCTGCAAAAAATAATCAAGAGTTTATGGTCCCAAGGACGGAGCTCTTTGATCATTTTGAAATGGCTGGTGCTAATATTGGTAGAAGAAATTCTCCAGTATTTCAAGAAAACGATTTTCATTTCGATGAAGAGTTGTTTTCTAAGTTTCAATATGATGTAGATCTTTTTGGATATTATCAATCCGAAAAATATTTTAAACATATTGAAGATGATATTCGTAAAGATTTTGCTTTTAAGAAGCATATCTACGGACCATGCTGGGAAATGATTCAAGAAATTCCAGAAAGAATGAGCTTGCATGTAAGACGAGGAGACTATCTGAAAAAACCAGATTGTCATCCACCTTGCACTGTTGAATATTATGAGCAAGCACTTTCTAAGTTTGATGATAGTATTCCTGTATTAATCTTTAGTGATGATCCAGAATGGTGTAGAGAGCAGGAGTTATTTTCTTCAGATCGATTTATGATTGCTGAAGGAAATTCTGTGGAAGTTGACCTTTGTTTGATGGCAATGTGTCAGCATCACATTCTTTCAAACAGCTCACTTGCCTGGTGGGGGGCATGGTTGGCAAACAGTCAATCAGTAGTTGCACCTCGGAGATGGTTTGGTCCTTCTCTTCCTCATAATACCGATGACTTGTATCTTTCGCATTGGGAGTTGATCGATGCCTGAATTTTCTATTTGTATTCCTACTTATGAATACAAAGGAAGAGGAGTTGAGTTTCTCTCTCATCTTCTGAATACTCTTGAGAAACAAACCATCGATGACTATGAAGTCATCATTTCTGATCACAGTCAAGATGATGAGATTCAAAATTATCTTTCCGAGCAGGGAGATAGATTTGATATTAAATATTATCGAAACGAAAATAAGAGAGGAAATCTTTCAAATAATACAAACCAGTGTCTTTCAATGTCTACTGGAAGAATTATTAAACCAGTATATCAGGATGATTTCTTTTATGCAGACACTGCTCTGGAAGAAATTAAAAAAGTATTTGATACTGAAAAGTGTCAATGGTTGGCTACAGCATGTAATCATTATGATGATGAGTTGGAAATTTACTGTAGGGATTTTTATCCAAACTTTGATGAGCCAGAAGCAACATTGTTTGGAAAAAATTTAATCAGTTGTCCAACAGTTATTGCATTTCTTAATGATGCAAAAATTGAATTTGATGAAAACCTAAACATGTTGATGGATTGTGAGTTTTATTATAGAATGTATAAAACACACGGACTTCCCTTTCTTCTAAATGATGTATTAATGACGAATCGATCTCACTCAGGTCAAAGTCAACAACAAGAAGACTTTATTAATGCAATGGAAACTGAAAGACAATATTGCTATCAAAAATATGCATAATAAAATTATAATCTGGGGACATAAATTACATTCCCACACACATTCTTATATTCATAATTCATATTTCAAAGCATTTAAGTCTTTGGGATATGATGTTTTTTGGTTTGATCATACAGACGATGTTTCTGGATTTGACTTTTCAAACTGCATTTTCTTTACAGAAGATCAAGTCAAACGAGGAATGCCTTTGAGAAATGATTGCAAGTATATTGCACATCATATTTCACCAAGTTTTTTTGATGGCATTGATCATGTATTAAATCTTGGCAATTATATTGTTGATGTGGAGAAGTTTGATAAGGTAAAGGATCAAACTTACTTCGATTCCAAGACTAAAACCCTATATCAATGTTGGGCAACAGATTTGCTTCCTGATGAAATTGATGAAAAGGATTATTGTAAGTTTGACGAATCGAAAGAATATGTGCATTATATTGGATCTTTGTATGAAGAAGGTCTTGAATTTGCTCAAGAATTTGGATCAATTCTGCAAGATCATGATAAACAACTTAGACTATATCGTGGAGTGAGTGATGAAGAGAATCGTGAATTGATTCGAGATTCATTTCTCTGTCCCGACTTTCGAAATTATCATCACATTAAAGTTGGATATATACCATGCAGGATTTTTAAAACGATTAGTTATGGACAAGTTGTGGGCACAAACTCTATCAATGTCAAAAGAGTCTTTGGTGATCATGTAGTCTTTGGATCAAATCCACAAGAGCTTTATCAAAATATGTTAGATTCTTTATTTGCAAAAAGAGTTTATATGCCGCAAGCAATGTTGTTTATAAAACATAATCACACTTATTTAAACCGTGTTAATACAATCATGGAGGTATTATGAGATCCATCGTTACTGGAGGACATGGATTTATTGGATCAAATATTGTTGATAGACTTGTCGATCTTGGACATAAAGTTTTTGTAATTGATAATAAATCATCAAAGAGCAATCAAAATTACCATACAAATTCTAAAGCATCGAATTTTTATCTTGACTTGTCAAATTCAATTAATTTTCCTATAGTTAAAGAATTGTGTGCTGAAGCAGATTATGTTTTTCATTTAGCAGCAGATGTTTCAATACAATACTGTATTGAAAATCCAATGCAATCATATTCAAATAACATCAATGCAACCTATCATATTTTAGAAGCAGCACGTTTAGCAAGAGTTAAACGAGTTGTGTTTTCTTCTACATCTGCACTTTACGGAAGCACGGATAAAGTTTGTGTCGAAACTATGCCAGTTGAAACACTGAATACTTATTCTCTCTCTAAATTTTCTGGAGAGAATTTGATGAAATTGTATTTTGATTTGTATGGTTTAAGCACAGTTTCTCTTCGGTATTTTAATGCCTATGGTCCAAGACAACCAGCATCGGGGCAATATGCACCCGTCATTGGAATTTTCAAAAGACAAAAAGATAATGGTGAGAGTTTAACAATTGTTGGCGATGGAAATCAAACTCGTGATTTTATTCACGTTTCTGATATCGTAAATGCAAACATCAAAGCAGCAACAATTGACACGAATACATATGGTGAAGTTTATAATGTTGGTACCGGAGTAAATTTTTCAATTAAAAAAATTGCGAGCATGATATCTGATAATCATACACACATTCCACCACGTCCTGCTGAAGCACGATTTAGTTGCGCTAATATTCACAAAATTAAATCTGTTTATGAATGGACTCCTCAGGTAAACCTTGAAACTTGGATTAAAGAAAATCTATGAAAATCTTACATTTATCTCAACACTATGGGTGCTTAAAAGATAAGCAATATATTTTGGAAAAACTGGGGCATGAAGTTACCTCTTTAAATTTTCAAAAATTGAGTGAAACTTTAGAAATTATTAATCCTATTGAAACTTATCGAGTTAGTAAACCACTTGCCAATATTGTTTGGAAAGAAGCAAAAGATTATCTTAATTCTTTTGATGTAGTTTTAACTTCAGATACTACGCCAATCAGTCGTGTCATTTTAGAAAACATTGAAGAATTTACAGGGAAACTTGTTATTTGGATTTGCAATCGATATAATTATGAGATTTGGCAAGATGGTGAATGGACTCTCTTGTTTGACAAAGCAAATGATTATGACAATGTAACTATAGTGGCTTACACAGAATTTGAAAAAGTTTGGTGTAATGCAAATGGAATTCGTACTGATAATTGGGAAACTATCACTCCTCTTGGTAAGTGGTCAATTTCTGAGTTGAATGGGTTTGAAATTTATCGAGATTTTTCTTCTTCAGATACATCAAATAAAAAAGATATCTGGGTATCTCGCTATTGGAATGACAATAAGTTTACCAATATGAGAAAGAATCTGGAAGAAATGGGTCTTACGGTTGGTGGTGGTGAAGATGGTAGATATAAAGATTGGAATGATTTAAGAGACAACTATTATTGTTTTCACATTCTTCCCGAGCAAATTTCAAAATTAATTGCTTATGAATTAATTCACGCGGGAGTGCCTGCAATATTGCCCTCTAAAGAATTTTTAACTTCTTTGTGGAAGAAAGAAGGATATGGAATTGCTTTAGCTCCAGCAAACTTTGATGATTCTATCTTAAATCTGTGTGCATGGTATGATGAAGAGTTTATAAACTGCAGATACTATTACAATAGTTTTAAACAAATTCCTTCTCTCGTTGAGGCAATTAAAAATTCTCAAGAGGGTATTGCTGAAAATTGTGCAGAAGCATCTGAAAAGTTGGAAAAAAAAGTTTTGACACAGTGGAAAAATATTTACGATAACTTATGAAACTGAAAGAAATTAAAACTTATTATATTAATCTTGATAAAGATGAGGAAAAAAGAGAAAGTATGGAAACCATGCTTTCAAATTTAGATTTTAATTATGAAAGATTCCCTGCAGTAGAGGAAAAGTGGGGATGTGAAAAGAGTCACTACAAGATTTTGTCTGAAGGATTGAAGGCACCATTCATCGTTTTGGAGGATGATTGTGCCTTAAAAAATGAAGTTATTGAGTTGGGTGTTCCTAATGACATTGATTTTGTTTATTTGGGAGTTTCTGGATTTGGATATTATAATGGAAACATTTCTTGTGTCTTATATGAGCAAGCTACAGAAGATATAAGCAGAGTTTATAATATGTTATCAACTCATGCGATGTTGTATTTGTCGGATGAGTATGCTAATATGGTAAAGAATATTGCATTTCACTGTGGATATAAAGTAAATCAACATTTTGATAAATCAATTGCGGAAATAGAAAAGTATTATGAAGTATATGCTTTAAATAATCCGATGTTCTATCAAGACAATTATAATAAACCACACACCTATCATGACTTGAGAAAGTATAGAACTACTCAAAGCATCGCAGAGGTAACTGAACCATCAATCATTAGATCAGAACCAATTTTATTACTATGACTGACCCAATTAATACTTCTACAGTGAAGAAAAAGTTGAAAGGATTTGGTCCATTATATTGGATTAATCTTGATAGTGATGTTGAAAGAAAAGAAAAAGCAGAAAAACTTTTTGAATTCTATGAAATCCCAAATACTAGAATTTCTGGATTTGATGGAAGAAAGGAAGATCTAAGTGTATACCTAGAAGGTAATTTTCCAGGAGGAATGTCTCAATCTGAAATGGGATGCACACTTTCTCATTTAAAAGCACTTCGTTATTTTCTCGAAGAAACTGATGATGAAGTTGCAATTATATGCGAAGATGATATTATCTTTGATACTGTGCAGTGGTGGCCATTTACATGGAAACTTTTTATGGAAAGCCTTCCATATGATTGGGATTGTTTGCAACTATCAATTACTAGCACTGGAAATCTAGTAGCAAATTTGCATCCAAGAATTATCACAAATTTTTGTACGGTTTGTAATGTATTCACTCGAAGATATGCACAAAAATTAGCAGATCTTCATTTTAGAGGTGACAAGTATAAGACGGATAATGGTGTGAAACCTCGTGCTGTTGCTGATGAGATTCTCTTTAATGCCGGCAAAACTTATTCAATGCCTCTTTTCCTATATCGATATGATTTTGCTTCAAATATTCATCAAGATCACATCGAAGTTTTTCACAAGCATAACGTAGAAGCAATTATGAAATTTTGGCAAGAGAATGGACATTCTATTCCGATTAGTGTGCTGTTGGATTTCGATTACTACGATCATTACATGAGACCAGTTACTAAACCGTCCATGGAAGAAAAAACTTGACACCCTCTCTTTTATTCTATATAATACTGTTGTAAAATTTAATAAAGCACTAATGACTGTTACGACTGAAGATGGTGGACGCCAAAATATGTTCGCCAAAGAACCTAAAATGTATATTACAGAGGAAGATAAAATGAGACACGAACAAGAAACTTATAGCGAACGTGCAGAAAAACTGAATGGACGTTTTGCGATGCTGGGAGTAATTGCTGCTCTTGGTGCGTATGCTCTGACAGGACAGATTATTCCTGGGTTATGGTGAAATAAATAGAGGGCATAAAAGAGATTTGTATGAAAATAGATTTGCATAACTTTTTTAAGAATTATGATGCAAAAAATCCAAAGCATGTTGCCGCAGTAGATGAACTTCGATCAAATATTGAGAAGTATGCTGCGGCACTGCTTGAGGATAGTGCAAATTGGGTTCGTATTTACAGAACCAAAGTAGAAAAACCAAAGACATCTATTCATTTAGATGTTCCTTATTATCCACAGACTGATAATTATACGGATGCATCACGCACCTGTAATAGTTCCAGTTGTGCAATGTGTCTTCAGTATTTTAAACCAGGTACTTTAATAGGAGTAAAAGGAGATGATGCGTATGTTCGCAACGTCTTTGCAATCGGTGATACAACAGATCACGAAGTTCAAACAAAAGTATTGTCTAACTACGGTGTCCGTTCTGAGTTTAGTTACGATCTGTCTTTCGCAGATCTTGATCGTGAGTTGTCTGCTGCACGGCCTGTGGTTATTGGCATTCTCCATAGAGGTTCTTTGTCTAATCCTACTGGCGGCCACATGGTCGTTGTAGTTGGTAAGACAGAAGGTGGTGATTATATTGTAAATGATCCTTATGGATCACTTAACGATGGTTATACTGGGGATGTTTATAATGGTAAGGGTGCTATCTATAAGAAGTCTGAATTAGTTGCTCGTTGGTGTCCAAATGGAAACGATGGGTGGGGTAGGATTTTCTTATGAAATCTGGGATCAAGTTAATTAAAGAATTTGAGGGGTGCCATTTAAAGGCATATCCAGATCCTCTAACAGGAGGACTTCCAATCACAATTGGGTGGGGAAGCACAAGAGACTTTAATAATACGCCTTTTAAAAGAGATCAAGTCATTACGCAAGAATATGCTGATCGTCTTTTAGAGCATGATATATTGAATCGTTTTCTTCCTAAACTTTCCAAGATTCCTTATTGGGGTGAAATGAATGATAATCAAAAAGGAGCATTGCTTTCTTTTGCATATAATCTTGGTGCTGATTTTTTTAACGCTCCTGGATTCAATACGATTACCAAAAAATTAAAAGAAAAAGATTGGAAAACAATTCCTGCAACTCTTGAAATGTATCGTAATCCTGGTAGTAATGTTGAAGCAGGATTACTTAGAAGAAGAAAAGCAGAAGGTAAACTCTGGGTTTCTTAATCCTCAACTTTGGTTCTTAAAGCAATTACTGTTGTTAAAATTGTTAATAAAGTTTCATATCCTTTTTTCTCAGATTCTTTGCAATCTAAGGGAGGAGGATTTTTTAATTTGCCCAATGCATTTGCTCCATTAATTGATCCTGGGAATATAAAGTTGCAAGAAATAAAATTAATTCCCACAAATCCAATAATCGACAAACAAATTATAAAAATAAGTTTGGTTAAATTGAGTTTCATCTTCCCTCTTGTTTGTGAATCCAAGTTTTAAGTTCGTGCAAATATAATCTTAACATTTCCGCTTTTTCTAAATGCCACACATCACCGCTTGTAAAATATTCACGAGTATGATTATCGATTGCCTTTAAGACATTGTGTATGGGCCCATTCCAAGGTTCCCGAATTGGAGTATTCCATTCCCGTGGCATCTTGGGAAAGCGATTTAAAATATTTATTGAAGTTGGGTTGTTTTGCCTATTGACAGGATTTCCTAACAATGCTATGATAAATACATCAACAAGTTAAGGAATGTAACAAATCTTTAATGTTGTCCTCCACCTAACCGAGACCTATGGGGAGGTTAAACATAGTCTCTCATACCTATGCAGGAGGGTTGCATAGGAATACTTTTATCGTTCAGCACCTCCTGAACTACTACCTACCCCTTTAACGAAAAAATGATTGCTACTATTTCACAAAGACAATCTACTAACCTCTGGCAAGAATTTTGCCAGTGGGTTACTTCAACCGACAACCGCCTTTATGTTGGTTGGTTCGGTGTTTTGATGATTCCAACGTTGCTTGCTGCAACCACTTGTTTCATCGTCGCATTCATCGGTGCTCCTCCCGTAGACATTAACTAATCGGTGTCCCTTACTCGTAAGAGTATTGACGAAACTGGGTGAATTGCTGGAAACCGAAAGGCAATCAGCAGCCAAGCCTCAAGTACACTTGAGGAAGGTTCAGAGACTACCTGAGGGGTTTAGTCCCCTTAATAACAGGTTTAAGTGCCCAGCCCCT